TCCCCGAGGGCAGCGCCGCGCCCGCGGTGATCCCCTTCAGGATAAATAGAAAGGGCAGTCGTGATAACCGGGACTATCCGGGACGATCCGGGAAGTAGTGGGACGGCCGCCGTTGAAACGGTGTTGCAGCAGGTGAAATAAAAAATCAAGCTTCGGCGGCGTCGAGGAGGGAGAGCTGCTTGGGCATGCGCAGCTCGCGCTGCATCTTAATGATGCGATAAACGGTCTGGACGGACATGGCATACTTGCTGGCCAGCTCCGGAGCATTGACACCGTTGAACTCCCGATAGAGCTTGTCGTTGCGCTCGCTACGGCGGCCCACCATGTCCATGGGCACGTAGATGTTCTGGCCGCCCCAGTCGTCGGCCACGCGACCGGCGGCCTCCATGGCGAAGTGACGGGCCTTGGCCTCGGAGACGCCGAATGTGGCCATGGCCTGGATGGCGAGCTTGTCAGCCAGGTCCAACAGCAGCTCGGTGCCGAGTTGGCGCGGGGTGTCCTGGGTCATAGCGTACCTCCCAATCTGGTGACCCACCGCTTGAGGCTCTCAATGACCCGCGCGGCCTGGTAGGTGTTGAGCCACTCCAGGCGCTCCACCTTGGTCTGCCTGTGCACGAAGCTGGCCAGGGCCGCCTCGCTGCTGTCCTTGATCGCGCCCATGTCGCGCAGGGTGAGCCAGAGGCTGCGGATCAGCCGGGACTGCGGATCGTTCGCCGGCTTGGCCGTGGCCGTGACCTTGGCCTTGCGCGCGGGCAGCTCCTCAAAGCCGCGGCTGCGCAGATGGTCCAACACGGCCTCCAGCTGGCTCATGCTCATGCCCTTGCACGAGTCCTTGCCCGTGATCCGGAGCAGCATGGCGCGGTAGGTAGAGTCATCCATATCCGGCAGTTGGCCCTTGGCCACATGGATGAGCTGCACGAGCTTGCCCTTGTAGGGCGCGAGGTTACGAGCTGGCTGCGCCATGGGGCACCTCCTTCGGGTAGGCCACCTCGAAAAAACCAAGGCGGCCGGTGCATTTGAAGAACGGGAGCGGGCGGGCATCGGCCAAGAGCCAGTGGTAATGAACAGGCTGGGCCCACTCTGATGCGCTATCCCGGATGCAGCCGACGATCCGCACGGAGCCGATGATTCCACCGAGCTGGTATGTCGTCTGCCAGTAGCGTTCAAGCCCGATCTCCACGGCGTCTCCCCAGAGACCACACTCCAGGAATTCAGGCCGGAGCGCGTTGAAAAGTGGAGCCTTCTCCTCTTCCGAGGATCCCGCGTGGATGAGCACCCGGCGGCCGAGGTATTTTTTGGGGCACGGCCAAGTCCGGTTCTCCACGTCCTTTTGCTGGTATATGATGAAGTAGGCCCAGGGCTGGCGGATGGAGAGGGCAATCATTGGGGCACCCGGAACACCTTCAGGTCGTTCTTGCCGCGCTTGTGCCCGGCGCAGTCCGTGATCTCGCGCTCGTCGAAATACTCGATATGGGTCACGCCGACGTATGGCACCTTGCGCTCGCCCTCGTCGTATCTGAAGTATGAGATATCCGGGTCGCGGCGCTTCCATGACTCGGGCATGTTCGCGGGCACCGGGAACGTGCACCTTACGTCCGTGGTACGGCCATCGGAATCATAGCTGTCGCTCACGGCAAACAAGCATGTGAGGCAGTTCTTTGTTTTACTTCTCATGGTCTACTCCCCGAGGGTCTGCAGCGCCCGTTCAGCATCGCCCTGGATGACACCAAGGTGCGTCTTGAGGCTCTGGATGTGGGCCAGCTTCTCGCGGATGGGCAGGCCTTCCGTGCCGATCGCCGCGAGCAGCTCGCGGCACTCGTTCAAGTGCTTCTCGGCATGGGAAAGGGTATTGCCCACCATCATGATGTACATGTCCGGCGTGATCCTCAACATGGAGCCCTCCTTACTGTATAAAGAGCAGGACGAAGAATCCGAGGACGGGATGCTCCTCCGTCGCCAAGGCAAGGGCGACGAAAAGGCAGAGCGTGTCCCAAACAAGGACGTCACCGCTCATTGCCGCACCTCACTCTCCGGTGTGCTTTCGAGGAGCCGCCGCACGTTGTGGTCCACCAGTACCGCCTGGACCGGACCAAAGAGGCGCGAGGTGCGCAGGCCGGCATACGACACCAGCGCGCCCGCCTCGTCATAATTGGAGGCACCAAGGGAATGCATGAGGTCGAGCATGGACACGCGAAGCCGTCCGTCCTGGGTCAGCTCGCGCAGGGCCCTGGCCAGCTTGGCAAGGCCTGGATCCACGCAGTGGCATTTTTGCAGCAGCGGCGCGACCTCGCGGGCGTTCAGCACCGCATGGCCATCAGGTTGAATGGTCAGCTTGACCTCGACGGTCTTGTCGCCGCCGGCCGCGCCATGGTCTACGCCGATGAACACCTGCGCGGCCAGGCGCTTGATGCGCGGGGTTTTCGGCTCCGACCTGGAGGCACGCTTGCTGGCGGCCTCTCCCGCATGGATGGCGATGGCCAGGACCCCGGCGAGCGGCAGGAGGTTGCGCGGCGTGAAGGGACTCGTGGCGGCCACGCGGTGTCCCTGCAGGCAGGCCCGACAGGTCTGGAACTCCAGCGCCGTGGCGCCCACGCAGCGCGAGGAGCACTCGGTCTCGCGCACCTTGCGGCCCATGAGGGCGCAGGGAATGCGGGCGCGGCCGTACAGCTCGGCGGTCAGGGCGTGGATCTCGCGGTCAAGGTTCATGTGTTCCTCCAGGCTGCTCGTCAGGCCCAGGCCGCCACGCCTGGACGACCGCCCCGCAGGGCGGTTTCGCTTCACAGGTTTTGGATCACCGCGTCGAGCTGGCCGCAGATGGTCTCGCAGTCATCTTCGGTCTGACCGCGCTCCTCAGCCCACCCGCAGAACTGCACCCAGTTTTCCTCGATGAAATCCTTCAGCAGTATGGCGTTTTCCGGTTCAAGCATCCCCGCCCCCCTAGCCCTTCAGGGCCAACTTGAGCGCCGTGCCCGCCACGAGCTTCGCCTTCCGCCCAGCTTTGATCTGCACCGGGTCTCCGGTGCGCGGGTTGCGGCCTTCGCGCGCCTTGGTCGCCACCACCACCAGCTTGCCAAGGCCTCCCGGAAAGGGCACCTCGCCGCCGGTCTTCAGCGCCTCGATGGCGACCTCGCCCAGGGAGTCCAGGGTGGCCTTCACGCGCGCCTCGTTGGAGCCGTACGTGGTGCTCATGTTCTGGTTCACCAGGTTGATCAGTTCTTTCTGCGTCATGGTCCTTGCTCCTTGGGGTTGGGGGTTAGCACCAGCCAAAGCGGCCGTGGGTGATCTCGTAAAAGGCGTCGAAAAGCTGATCTTCAAGCTCGGCATCGCCTTCGACCACATAGCGCTTGTAGAGCGCGAGCTGCTCGGGCGTTCCGAAGGCCTCCAGGAGAACCTCGTCGATGTCCTTGCCGTCGGTGGTCTGAAGGTCGCAGCGTCCGCCAGGGTCGATGTCGGAGCCGCGATAGGGCTCCAGGAGCGGCGCGAGCTGCTCGCCGCGCAGTCCGCCGTTGTAGGCGGCGATGACACTGGCTTCCATGTGGGTGTAAGCGGCGTTGTCTCCCATGGTTCTCTCCTTCAGGTTGAGGGTTAAACCGCCGCGATATCCAGCGGGATAGCGGTGTACGCGCCGTTTTCGCCGCGCTCGTAGATGCGCACGTAGGGCTTGGTGCCGGTGACCTGGATGCTGTCGCCGATGGCCTTCATGGCCTGGAGCCAGCGCTCGTCGCTGATGTCCAGGCGGCGCAGGCCCAGGACGCGAGTGGTCGAGATGTTGCCGGCCTTGTCCATCTCGAAGGCCTGGTTCACGATGGCATGCAGCTCGCTGCGCGCCCCCTCGGTCCAGTCGCGCAGGCACTCGTCAATGAGGGCCTTGGCGGCTTGCAACCGCTCATCAAAGGTGATGTTGTCGGCGATCTGGCGAACGATCTTGTACTTGCCGTCGTAGCTCATGAGGGTGACGTTGCCCTTGTTCCCGCCGATCCGGGCCCCGTACTTCTCGGCGCTGAGCTGCACGAAAGCCCCCACGTCGGCCATGAGTTCGGACTTGAGGCCGGCCAGGGCCAGCATCATGTTCTTGACCTTGGACACCTTCTCCAGGACCAGCTCGTGCCGGACCCTGTCGATTTCCTGCACCTGGTCCAGCGGCACCTGGTGCCCCTGGGCGTTCTCCATGTAGCCTTCCACGGTGTCCTCCTTACTGATTGGTTAGAGCGTTGACGGTGATGGTGATGAGCAGCACCGCGCCTTCCAGCCTGCGGGCGCTCTCGGACGCATCGGTCAGCTCGGCGCAGGCGTTGCGGATCACCTCGTAGCGTTCCGGGCTCACCTGCCCGCCCAGCTCGCGCAGCCGCGACGTGGCGCTGTTGATCTTCTCCTGGATCATGGCGGTCTCCTTGGTTGTTGCGTTACACGGACAGGATGACCTTCTCATCCACAATGGGCGCGCCGATGTCGGCGGCCTGGTTCATGGCGGCAATGAGCATGTTCCCGACCGCGAGCGGGTAGCAGTAGCTCACGCGGTCGCGCGCGCCTCCGCGCCCGGCCGGGCCGGTCAGCTTGGTGCGCAGGGCCTCGATGCCCGCCGGGGTGATGATCTTGTCCAGGTCGCCGCCGGCGCGGGCCACCTTGAACTTCAGGTACTGGTCCAGGTCGCCGTTGAGCGCCTTCAGCTCCACCACTTCACAGCGCTGCACCACCTCGCGCACCTCGTGGTTGCCCTCGCTCAGGCGCTGCTGCAGCTCCGGCTGGGCGATGAGGATGACGCTGATGAGTTTGCGGAAACCGTCCTCCAGCTCCATGAAGCGCTTCAGGTGCTTAATGGTCGGCGTGGACAGGCCGTGCGCCTCCTCGATGATCAGGCAGTGGTGGTTGCCCGCGCGGCTGCTGTCGCGCAGGCTGTCATGCAACTGATGGAAGCGCGCCTCCGGGCTGCCGTGCACGTGCTTGTGCGGGGCCACGGCGGCCATGATGGCCTCGGCGATGTGCATGGCGCGCAGGGTGCGGCCGGTCTTGTCGTTGTCCTCCATGCCCAGGACGTAGGGCTCGATGACCTTGACCGGATCGTCCTGGGCGATGATGCGGCCGATGAGGTCGCGGCGCAGCGTGCTCTTGCCGCTGCCGCTCTCGCCCAGCACGGCCAGCATGCCGCCGTGGCGCGCCACGTGGTACATGGCCTCGCGCACGTAGCGGATGCCCGTGGACAGGTAGACGTCCTCGTTCGAGCGCAGGTCCTGGCCAAAGGGATCCATGAACAGGCCAAAATGCGTCTTCGTCTCGGGGAAAAGCCCCTGTTTGCGCAGCAACATGTCAGTCTCCTCCTTCGGTTTTTCGGCAGTGGGGGCGGCCTTGCGGGCTCGCGCCTTGCCGGTGGTTGCGGGTTCAAAAACACCTTCCAGCTCAACCTCGGGAACGCCGCGTTCACGCAGCACCTGGAGAATGGCCTCGCGGATCTGCGCGCGGTCGGCCCGCTTGGGCCAGCGTCCGTGCGTCACGATCTGCGTCACGCTCGCCGGGGAAAGCCCGGTGGGCTGGGCCAGGGCGCGCTGCGCGACCTTGTGCGTCTCGAGGACGGTCTTGAGCTTGAGGGCTGCCACTACATGCCTCCCGCACCGCCGCTCACCAGGCGCAGCGGCTGGGCCTTGGCCAGCGCCGGGCCGCTGAGCTGGGCGGCGATGTCGTCGATTTCCTGGGCCGGAACGCCGTCGGGCCAGCGCTGGGCCAGCCAGGCGTAACTGGCGGCGGTCCAGGACTGGCCGATACGGGCCTTGAGCTGCTTGGCCGCCTCCACGTGGGACAGGGGCGGTATCTCGCGCCGGGCCGCGTCCAGGCCCAGGTCCCGGCCACGGCGCGGCAGGTAGACCGGGGCCTCGTGCACGTCGGCGAAGACGTCCAGGCCGTAGGGGGCCTGGCCGGTCTGGCGCTCCTTGCCCGTGTCGCCCACGGCCTCGGCGATCTCCTTGACGCGCTTGTCCGCGGCGGTCTCCGGCACGCCCTTGAACTCCTGGCCGAAGGTCGCGGCATCGGCCCGGAACCCGGCCGCGTCCACTTCCACCGGCGGCACCGGGTAAGCCACGTCCTCGCCGCGCGCGTCCTTGAGGATCACGTCCACGGACGGGGCCAGGTAGGGGTTGACCACCACGCGCACCTTCATGCCGGGCACCACGCCGGGCAGCATGTGCAGGGCGTAGACCCTGCGGCCGTAGCCCTTGACCGAGTGCGTGACGGTCATGTCGTGGCGCACGGTGCGCTCTTCCGGCTTGGTGACCACCAGCTCGCGCAGCAGCTCCATGGCCGGGGCGATGCGCAGCTGGTCCTCATTGATGCTCAGCCACATGTCGTTGCGGGTCTTGCCGTGGCGGGAGTGGACAGCCCAGGCGTTGTAGTGCCTGCGCCAGCCGTCCGCCGCCGCCTGGAGCTGCTCCACGCCGGTGACGCGGTGGAAGGCCAGCCGGCCCTCGAACTGCGTTTCGACAAGGTTTTGGGCCTGTTCGACTTGCCCCTTGGCCCGCGGGTTGCCCGGCAGGTGCGTGAGGTACCGCACGCCCAGGCGCTCCAGCAGGTTGAGGAACAGGCCGGAGAGGTTGGCCGAGCCGGAGTCCATCATCAGGATCTCCGGCACGCCGTGCATGGGATCGTTCATGCCGCGGTCGCTGATGGCCGCCAGGAACACGTCCACCAGGCCCTCCGCGCTCTCGCCGCCCGTCACCAGGTAGTGGACGTAGATCGCGCCGGAGTAGTGGTCCGTGACCACGTAGCGCCAGACGCGCTGCTTCTCCACGCGCGCCAGGTTCTGCGGCTTGTTCTTGTAGAACTGGGACTCGGGCATGACCTTGAGACCGCCCACCGGCAGGTAGAACAGCACGCAGATGGAGGCGTCGACCTGCCAGACGTGGTTCGGGTGCGCGGAGCGCATGTGCGTGCCGGGCTTGCCCTTGGCCAGCATGGTGGGGTGGCAGCGGTGGAGGCGCATGGCGCGCGAGAGCGTGGCCGGGGAGACGTCGGCGATACGGCCGTTGTCCTGCAGGATGTCCAGCGCCACGGTGATGGGCAGGGTCTTTTTCTTGTTGCGGCGGGTGGCTCCGCGCACGAGGGCGGCGGCCTGTACGGCCACGTCCTCGGGCACGGAACACTGGCCGCTGTCCTTGCGGGTCTTGCGGCCGGAGTCGTATCCGGCCTTCTGGCGCAGGCGGCGGTAGACCTCCTGGGGCGAGCAGCACAGGCGCTGCGCCGCCTCGGTGACGATGACGGACTTGCCGCCATGCGGCGCGGCCAAAAGCCGGCCGCACACCTCAAGCAGGAAGGTCGATTCGCCGCGGTCCGCGTTCATTCGGCGGACTCCTTGGCGACGGCACCGGCATGCGCCGTGACGGTTTCCTTTGCGCAGACCCTCTCTGCCTCGGCCTGGATGCGCTTGGCCCTGGCGTTCAGGTAGGTGGCAATCTTCCTGGCGTAAGCTACGATGAATTGCTCATGCTTGGCCGCGATGTCGCACGAGCATCCCATGACCACCGTGTATCCGCCGACCTCAATGTGGCCGATGCTGCCATTTTGGGCGATGTACTTGTCGGGGGCAGACATGCTCTTTTCGTACAGGCGCTCGTACTCTCTGCCTTCCCACGTCCATCCATTCATTCCGCTGGCATCGAAATGGATGCGTCCGCAGGCGCAGGTCATTTGGCAATGTCCCATGCCGGAGTCGAAGGCGTCGCGGAATTCGTTGCTGTACTGCTCGCTCATCTACTTCCCCCCCTCGTCCAGGCCGAGATCCTGGGCGGCCAGGTCGCGCCGCCACTCGGGCCGGGCCATGCCCGCAAAGTCCACGTCGATGTTGTGGGTCTGGAGGAAGTCCACGAGGCTCTCGCAAAGGAAGCGCACCGCGCCCATGGCGTGGCCGGTGGTGGTGACGCTCAGCTCGTCAAGCGCGAGCACGTCGGCCACCTCGGCCAGGAACAGGTTGACCTCGCCCTCGGCCTTGACGCAGGCGGCGTTGATGCGCTCGCTCGCGGCCTGTTCCTGCTCCAGCTGCAGGCGGGCGCGCTTGTTCGGCGGCAGGCTCCTGAGCTTCTCCAGGTCGAGGGAGACTTTGTCGAGCTTCTCGCTCTTGTCGGTCAGCAGCTTGTCGCGGGCGTCCAGGTCGGCCTTCAGGTCCTCGGCCTGCTTCTTCGCGGCCTCGCGCTCGCTCTGGTGCCGGGCGGCCAGGTCCTGCAGGATGTCCAGCACCTGGTCCTTACTCTCGGCGGCCAGGGCCTGCTTGACCACGTCCTGCTCATCCTGCGGCAGGGCCTTCAGGGCGGCGTAGTCGCGGGCCTTGAAGCCGATGCGCTCGGCGGCTTCGTAGAGGTCTGGGCCCAGGATATGGAGGTTCTTCGAGAGTTCGTAGCAGCGCGTATAGGACTTGCCGAAGAACTCCCGGCAGAACTCGTCAAAATCTTCGACGTGTCGAAGATTCCCGCCAGCGTCTTTGTACGGCAAGCCCTTGTACTTCTTGGACTCGCGCACTTCGATGAAGGTCTGTGCGATGGCGATATCTCCGACGCGTCGAAGAAAATCCAAGCCCTCAATGCGGCCCAGGGCCTTGAAGGTGTCGCCGTAAGCGAGCAGGGCCGTATCAGCCAGCGCACCCTGATTCTGCGCGACCAGCAGCTCCGCGCCACGGGCTGGGGTGATCTCCTGGGCATCCTTCATGGTCTCTCCTTGTGGTTTCAGCCCATCGCCCCAACGGCGACGCGGCGATTCAACTCGGTCATGCGGTCCTGCAGGTTGGCCATGTGGGACTGGTGCGCGTGGGCGATCTGCAGCATGGCCACGCTGTGGGCCCAGCGGCCATTGTCCAGCTTGGTGGCCAGGCCCTCGGCCTCCAGCTCGGCCAGCGCGCGGCTCACGTTGACGGGGCTCTCGCCCAGGCCCTCGGCCAGCTCTTTGTTGGCCAGGCCGGTGATGGAGTGGCCCTTGAGGGCCTTGAGCACGCGCAGCACGCGGCGCGCGGAGGAAGTGGTGTCCTTGGTCATGCGGCTCTCCCGAGGGTGTTGGTGGTCTTCTTGGCAGCGGGGGGAAGGTGCCCGGCCGGGCAGCCCCGGCCGAGAAACCAGGCGCGAAGGTTGGCGGAAGTCATCTCGCCGCGTAGGAACTGATACACGGCGCTGAGGCTGATGCCGTTGGCCTCGGCCACGGCTTTGACCTTCACGTCGTTGAGCGTCATCCACGCCCAGAGCTTCTTGGTCCTGCGGCTCATTTCGGGAGCCTCTCAAGGATGGCCTTGCGCTGCGCCGCCCGCGCGCGGTCCTCGGCGGTGATGACGCCCAGATCGTAGTACGGGGCCTGCTCGTGGGTGAGCACCAGGATCCCGGCGGCCTCCACCGCGACCTGCAGAAAGCCCGTGTCGCCGGTGATGACGGCCAGGGCCCCGGCGTATTCCAGCGGCACGCAGCGGTCGTCCTTGCCGGGAGCCACCCAGTTGTTCACCTGGTGGATGGAAATGGACTCGCCGGTAAGGCGGGAGAGTTCGTCCGCCACGACATCGCGGGACAGGCCACAGCTGGCGAGGGCATGCTTGAGGGCTTCCTTGACGGCTTCTTTGGCCCGCAGGGAGCCGCTTCTGCGTTTCTGGGAGTCCAGCTCAGACAATGGAAGGGTCAGCTGGACCATCCTCCGGTCTGGATTCGTCGCCTTCTTAGACATTGCGCCCCCGGCAAATCGCGGTTAAAAGCGGGTAACGAGGTTCACTTTTTGAACCTCGCCAGAACCTAATTACTTTCGAACAGAGTTTCATGTCAAGAGTAATCCAGGAATATTTTTCAGGTGAAAAGAACTATGCCCGACGAACCGACCCCTTACTCCCGCGCGACAGCGGAAGACATGCCCGCCTTTGTTGAGGTGATGGGGCGTCTGTCCAAGGTGGGGATTGGGAACCAGTCGGACTTAGCGCGGAAGCTCGGTGTTTCTCCGGCGGGGGTTTCTGACGCAAAGAAGCGTGGGCCGTTTCCTTTGGCCTGGGCATTAATGCTCGCCAGAGTCCTCGATGTAAGCTTAGATTATATTTTGGGCCTGTCAGCTGGGTTTGGCGACAGGAGGCCCCCGGAGCAAACGGCGCTTCTTCACCCGGACGAGAGTGCGGTCGGACCGGAGCGCCTACGACATTTACGTGTTGACCCCGCCACCGGGTCGTCTCAGCCACCCACAGGGCCGGTGACCATTGACGGGTTCGTCATGGTTCCGAAGCATGCGGCGCGCCTATCCGGTGGCCCCGGCAGCTGGGATCTGGGGGAGGAGGTCATCGGCTTCTATGCTTTCCGGGAGGAGTGGTTGCGCTCCAAGGGCAGCCCCGGAAACATGGCGCTCATGGACGTGTTCGGCCATTCCATGGAGCCGGATCTCCGCGACGGCGACACGGTGCTGATTGACCGGGGGCAGCAGGAGGTTGAGGCTGGCAGGATCTATGCCGTGGGGATCGAGGACACAGCGGTGGTCAAGTGGGTAGAGAAGCGGCCGGGGGCGCTCTTGCTCCGCAGCTCCAACCCGGACCATCTGCCCATCGAAGTTGACATGCGCGGTGACCTGGCGGACACGGTTCGCATCATCGGTCGGATCATCTGGTGGTGCCGGGAGGCACGATAAACAGCGGGAGGGTTGCATGGCCTTGATCCAATGCCCGGATTGCAAAGAGCAGGTCTCAGATTCCGCCCCCACGTGCCCCAAGTGCGGCAGGCCCATGCCCGACGCCAAGCCGCCGAAACAGAAACTGACGGCCAAGCACTACATCATCCTCGCGGTGGTCATAATAGCGCTCGCCTCAATCCTGAGAGCAAGGCACCCCGGTATGGGTTCGAACGCCAATGCGACCCAGGCTGTGTCCGCCGCGGAGAAGAAAGAGGCGAAAGACAAAGAGACCCTCAAGGCGCGGCTGGAGCGGCAATACTCCAAGACTGGGGAGAGCGGGCTGGATGGGAGCTGCACAGCCACAGCGCTATACCGCGAGTACAACTCCAATGAGGTCGCCGCGGATGCGAAGTACAAGGGCAAGTGGGTTCAGGTGCGCGGCGTGGCCGCCTCCGTGGCCAAGGACATCGCGGATCAGCCGTATGTGGCCCTCGCTGCCGACGCCTTCGGGATGGCCCAGGTGCAAGCCTTCCTCTTCGACGTGCAGATCAAGGAGATGAAGGGGCAGGATTTCACGACCGAGACGTCCCTCGAGAAGGCCGCGGCTGTGAAGTCCGGCCAGAAGATCATGGTGGAATGCCGTGGCGAGGGGTCCATCATGGGCATCCCGCGCCTCGGCCAGTGCCTGATCCTGCCGGACAGTACGAGATGAGCAAGGAGGACAACGATGGCAATCTACATCGGGCTCATGATTGGACGAGGCGGCGTTACCAGGATTGAAAAGCACACATCGCGCGATGCTTTTTGGGAAGAGCTATGTGTATGGGCGGAAAGCACGGGAGTCCTTCCGCCCAAGAAGTACGGCTTCGCCCATTTGCTCACTTGGGCTACGAACAACCACTACCGCATTGGGGGAGAGGAGCGAATTTTCGTTTCCCGCATCTCTGCAGATATAACGCGCATCCTGATCAAGGAAAATGTCGCGACCCTCCACGATTTTACTTAGACCGAGCGCGATATTGTTCTTCTCCGGGCCGCCCTTGGCGGCCCGTGCCGTTTTAGCCGCCAAACCCGTCCGCAGAAACTAACGCCCATTACAAGACCCGTCCTGCCCGCGCTTCTAGTGTCGGGCCTCGTGGAGCGCGTCCATCGCGGCGCGCGCAAGGCTCTCTCCTTCGCCCCGCCCCGCCGTTGTCCGGGACGGTCCCGGCCAGCGGCGGGGCACAGGGGAGAGGCAAATCCGGAGGCCCTCATGGATCGCATCAAAGCCCTTTTCACCTGGCTGCGCACGCATGCCCCGCGCATGACGCTGCCCAACCTCATCTCCACCTGCCTTGTGCTCGTCGTGGTCAGCGTGGCCCCGCACCAGGCTCCTGTGCTGACCTACAAGCTGGCCCTGATCCTGCTGGCCGCCTGCGCCTGCTACATGCTGGACGTGAGTCTGTTCTACTATGCCAAGCCCAGCGGCTATCTGGCCCAGCCCTGGCGGGATGACATCAGCTTCAAGCCCTCGCAGGCTGACTTCGGCGTGGCCGCGGGCTGCCAGGCGCTGTTCATCGCCGCCTGCGCGCGCCGGTGTCTCATCGTCTGCGCGGGCATGTTGGCCGTGGCCTTGGCGCTCTAGGGGGCGGGCCATGCGGAACAGCTGGAAAAGCTGGACGTGGGGTGAGCGGACGATGTTCCTCAGCGGCGTGGCTGGTCTGCTGCTGATCCTCTTCACATTGGCCTGGGCCGGGTTGGCCCATGCCGAGTCCATCCCGCCACAGGCACAGCGCTACCGCTCCGTGCTCATCCGCGCCGCCCGCATGGAGTGGGGGCTGAATGCGCCCACCGCGACCCTGGCCGCGCAGGTGCACCAGGAGTCCCGCTGGCGCGAGAACGCGCGCAGCCCCGTGGGTGCCGCCGGGCTCACACAGTTCATGCCCGCGACAGCGAAATGGCTGGGCGATCTGCGGCCGGACATGGGCGCGGCAGACCCCTGGAATCCTGGCTGGGCGCTCCGCGCGCTGGCCGCCTACGACCACTGGCTCTGGGACCGCGCCCGCGCCGCCACGCCCTCTGACCGCATGGCCAAGGCGCTCAGCGGCTACAACGGCGGCGAGAGCTGGGTGCAGCGTGACGAGACCCTGGCCGCGCGCCAGGGCCTGGATCCGCTCCGCTGGTGGGGCAACGTGGAGGTCGTCAACGCCGGGCGCTCCGCCAGCGCCTGGGACCAAAACCGCGGCTACCCGGAGCGCATCATCCGCGTCCTGGAGCCCTTGTACCGCGCCGCGGGCTGGGGCCTGGGGTGCGCGGAGCTGGAGGCACGATGAAAGGAGCGCAGCTCATCGACATCGAACGCGACCGGCAGGAAACGGGCGAAAGCTACTCGCTGGAGCAGGATCTCCAGCTTGAACGCGGCGCGCTGGCACAGGCCGGGGCCTGCTACCTCATGGTCGACCTGGAGCCGCTCGTCCGGCTTCGTTGGCCCTTCGCCCCGGTGCTGTTCAAGCGCCAGTCGTTCCCCTACCCGAGCGTGCGCGACATGGTGAAGGGAGGATCCCTGGCCGCTGCCGCCATCGACCGGGAACAAGCGCAGGAGGCACACTGATGGATCTGTCGTCACTCTTGTCGTCCGCGTCCTCGTGGAAGGGCAAGCTGGCCCTGGGCCTGGGCGTGCTGCTGCTCATACTTCTAGTCGGCCTGGCCGGCCTCTGGGTGGGCTACCGCCATGGGCGCAGCACAGCCACGGCCGAAGGCGACGCCAAGTACGCCGAGCTGGAGAAGGTGCAGGCCGACGCCAACCGCCTGGCTAGCGACACCGCCCGCAAGGTTCTGGACGCCGAAGTCGTACGCCGCGACGAGCTGGAGAAGAGCTTGTCCACGGCCCTTGCCACCATTGCGGACCAGGGCCTCAAAATCACCAACCGGAGGATCTCCGATGCGTCGCGCTCTGTCGTTGTTGTTGCTGGCCGTTGCAGTTTTGGGCCTGGGTGGGTGCAGCTTTGGAACGAAGCCCTCGGCTTCGGCGACGGTGATCCAGGCCGTTCCGCCGCCGCCCCCGGCGCTGTTGGTGCGGCCCGCGCCGCCCAACCGGCTGACTCCGGGCTACTTCCAGCCGGGCACTGAAAACGCCACGGCCGAGGACGTCCTGACCAACCATCGGGACAACTCGCTGCGCTGCCGCGAGATTGAGGCCCGGTACCTGGGGCTCATTGAGTGGGCCGAGGGCCTGCCATGGAGCGCCAACGCCACGGAGGCCCCGAAGTGATCACCGAGCTTTGGAAGGAAAGCCTCCCCTGGCTGCAGCTGCTCTCCCTGGTGGGTGCCGTGGTGCAATGCCTTGGAGTCTGGGCCCTGTGGAGTCTGACGAGGAAATTCGTCACACGCGAGGACTGCCTGGCTTGCCGTAAGGCCTGCCAGAAGGAAGTGAGCGAGCGTCTGGCGAAGCAGGAGGCCAGCTCCGGCGAGTTGCTGGGCAAGGTCGCCCAGGCACCGACCAAGGACGAGGTGAAGGCCGTGGACAAGGATTCCGGTGCGATGCGCGCGGACATCGAGGCCTTGACCGCCACGGTGCAGGGAATGGGTGAAGCCATGAAGGGCATGGCCCGACAGCTCAACCTGCTTTTCGAGCACCATCTGGGGAGGCCGAGATCGTGAAAAGCTTTGAATGTCTGTTGAACGAGGACCGCCGCTTGATGATCCTGCGCCTGCTGGCCGAGGATCCCGGCTACCAGCTCAATGTCTTTGTGCTGCGCCCGGCGCTGGAGGCCGTGGGGCACACCGTCAGCCACGACAAGGTGGAGACCGACCTGGCCTGGCTGGACGAGCAGGGCCTGGTGACGGTGGGGGAGGCTTCCGGCGTCACCGTGGGCAAGCTGACCCCGCGCGGGGCGGACGTGGCCGCGGGCCGCGCCAGCACGCCCGGCGTCAAGCGCCCCGAACCGGAGGCGTAGGCCATGCCGCGCAAGTCCTCCGTCCGCCGTCTGCCGCCGGAGATCCGCGAGCAGATCGGCAAGCTCCTCGATGAGGGCCGCAGCCTGGATGAGATCCTCGAGCATCTGCGCGAGCTGGGTGCGGACGTCTCCCGCTCCGCCCTGGGCCGCTACAAGCAGCGCCTCGACAAGGTGGGTGAAAAACTGCGCCGTTCGCGTGAGGTGGCTGAGGCGCTCATCGCCAGGCTAGGCGCGGCCCCGGAGTCCAAGTCGCTGCGGCTCAACGTCGAGCTGATGCACGGCCTGTTCACGGACCTCGCACTCAAGGCCAACGAGGCTGAAGATGGCGAGGGCGACGAGGGTGCCAAGAGCAAGGGCATGGTCCTCACGTCCATGGACGCCATGCTGCTGTCCAAGGCGCTCGACCACCTGGCCCGCGCCAGCAAGCAGGACGCCGAGCTGGTGGGCAAGATCCGCGAGCAGGCGGCCAGGGAGGCCCAGGAGAAGCTCGACAAGGCCGTGGTCACCACCGCCGGCGAGGCCAAGCGCAAGAGCATGACCCCGGCACAGACCCTGGAGCGTGTCTTGGCCGTCTACCGTGGGGAGGCGTAGGCCGTGGGCAAGGTCGCGAAGCCCAAGCCGAAGGGCATCCTCCTGCCCTACGAGCGCCGCTGGGTGGATGATCCCGCCCGCTTCAAGATCGGCATGCTCGCCCGCCAGACCGGAAAAACATTCACCTGCACCGAGGAGATCGCCGAGGACATCCTGAAGCATGACGTGCGCAGCGCGCGCACGCGCTGGGTCATCCTGTCCCGCGGCGAACGCCAGGCCAAGGAGGCCATGGACGAGGGGCTCAAGCTGCACCTGCGCGCCATGGGCCTGGCCTTTGAAGCACTCGACGACACGGACTCCGGCTATCGCTACGAGGACGGCTCCAGCATCAAGGCGCAAGAGGTGATCCTAAAGCACGGCTCGCGCGTCACCGCCCTGCCGGCCAACGCGGACACGGCGCGCGGCTTCAGCGCCAACGTGCTGCTCGACGAGTTCGCCTTCCACCGCGACTCGCACGCCATCTGGCGCGCACTCTTCCCGGTCATCTCCAAGCCGGGGCTCAAGCTGCGCGTGGTCTCCACGCCCAACGGCAAGGGCAACAAGTTCTTCGAGCTGATGACCGGGAAAAATGACCGCTGGAGTCGGCACACCGTGGACATCTACCAGGCCGTGGAGCAGGGCCTGGACCGCGACATCAATGAGCTGCGCGAGGCCCTGGGCGACGAGGATGCGTGGGAGCAGGAATACGAGCTGAAGTGGCTGGACGAGGCCTCGGCCTGGCTGTCCTACGAGCTGATCAACGGCTGCGAACATGACCGCGCCGGGCTGCCGGATGCCTACCTGGGCGGCCCCTGCTTCGTGGGCGTGGACATCGGCAGGCGCAAGGACCTCTACGTGATCTGGGTCCTGGAGGCCGTGGGCGACGTGCTCTGGACGCGCGAGGTCATCGCCCGCCAGCGCATCAAGTTCTCGGAGCAGGCGGAGCTTCTCGCCGAAGTGTTCAGGCGCTACCGCGTCATCCGCTGCTGCATGGACCAGACCGGCATGGGCGAGAAGCCCGTGGAGGACGCCAAGGACGCGCACGGAAGCCTGCGCGTGGAGGGAGTGCTTTTCACCGGGCCGAACAAGCTGGTGCTGGCCACCATCGGTAAGGAGTCTTTTGAGGACCGGCGTATCCGCATCCCGCTGGGCGACAAGGATTTGCGCGCCGATCTGCACAAGCTGCAGAAGGTCTCCGGCCCCACGGGCTCGCCGCGCTTTGTGGCCGATTCCGACGCCGCGGGCCATGCGGACCGCGCCTGGGCCTGTTTCCTGGCCCTCAACGCAGCTGGGCAGAAGTCCGGCCTGCAGACCTGGGAGAAGTTGGCCGATGGCTAGACGCAAACACAATGGCGGCAGCAAGCAATTCCGGGACGGCTTCAGCAACATCACGGCGCAGCTGGGCCTGGACCAGCAGAATCCGCTGGCCGGGGGCATGTACACGCTCACGTCGCTGGTGACGCGCGAGCGCACCGAGTTGGAGGCCGCCTACCGCGGCTCCTGGGTCGTGGGCCGCATGGTCGACGTGGTGGCCGAGGACATGCTGCGCGGCGGGCTGGACATCCAGGCCCAGCTGCAGGCCGGCGAGGTGGACAAGCTCCTCAAGCACATGCGCCGCACGGGCGTGCCGGGCCGGCTGAGCAGCGCCATCAAGTGGGCGCGGCTCTATGGCGGCAGCTTGGCCGTGATCCTCATCGACGGCGAGGACGCCGCCTCCCCGCTCGACGTCTCGACCATCCGCAAGGGCGGCTTCCGGGGACTCCACGTGTTGGACCGCTACCAGGTGGTCCCCTCGGAAGAGAAGATCGACGAGCTGGGGCCCATGCTCGGCTACCCGCAGCACTACCGCGTGAACGTCGAGAACGACCAGGTCGGGATCGACCTTCACTACAGCCGCGTCATCCGCTTCATCGGTGTGGAGCTGCCCTACCAGCAGCGCATCTCCGAGCAGGGCTGGGGCTCCTCCGTGGTGGAGCGCGCCTATGACCGCATTCTGGCCCTGGACAGCTCCACGCATGGCGCGGCCAACATGATGCTGCGCAGCTATCTGCGGGTGCTGGGCATCAAGAACCTGCGTGATATTCTGGCCGCCGGTGGGCCTGCGGAAAAGGCCCTGATCAAGATGTTCCAGATGATCAAGACCATGCAGACCAGCGAAGGCTTGACCATTCTGGACGCCGAGGACCAGTTCAACACCCACAACTGGAGCTTTGCCGGAGTCTACGACGCTTTGCAGGCCTTCGCGGAACAGATCGCCGGGGCCACGGGCATTCCGCTGGTGCGCCTGCTCGGCCAGTCGCCCAAGGGCTTCTCCACCGGCGAGAGCGATCTGCGGACCTACTACGACACCATCGCCACCCAGCAAGATGACGACCTGCGGCCGGCCTATGAAACGCTGTTGCCGATCCTGAGCCGGAGCCTCTGGGGCCAGCCCCTGCCCGAAGGGTGGAACTTCGAGTTCCGCAGCCTCTGGCAGCCGAGCGAAACCGACAAGGCGACCATCGCCACGGGCGATGCGCAGTCCGTGGCCGGCCTGCACCAGGCTGGCATTATCACCGAGTCCCAGGCCCTGGCCGAGCTGCGCGATTCCGGTCGCGTCACCGGCCGGTGGACGGCCATCACGGACGAGGACATCAAGCGCTCCGAGGCGGCCGAGGCCGCGCCGCCGGTGCCCGAGCTGCCGCCTCCTGGCCAGGACGATCCCGCCCGGCCCGGAGGCCCGGCGCAATGACCACGCCGCCGGCCGCGAAGCCCTGGCGCAAGCCCTGGGCCTGGGCCGACGTGAGCGCGGCCAAGCAGGGGCGTCAGCTCTTCCGGCCATCCCGCGCGGCGGAGAAGGCCTACGCCGAACAGCTCAAGAGCGTGGCCCGCAACGTGGCCAAGGTGCTCGCCAAGGCCCCCAGCCCGGAGCACGCGCAGCGTCAGCTCGCCGCCTATTCCGAGGCCCTGGAGCCCTGGGCGCGCCAGGCGGCCACGAACATGGTGCGCAAGGTCGCCGTCAAGAACGACGCCAGCTGGCGCGAGGCCGCCGAACGCTGGGGCATCGGCCTGCGCGGCATGCTCGACGCGGACGTGAGCCAGACGATGCAGGACCGCATCGACGCCAACGTCCTGCTCATCAAGTCCCTGCCGGGCGAGGCGGCCATGCGCGTGGGCGAGCTGGCCCAGGAGGCCGTGCTCTCCGGCACGCGGTCCGAGGACCTGGCGGCCAAGATCCAGGCCCAGGGCGACGTGACCCACAGCCGGGCCAAGACCATCGCGCAGACCGAGGTGAGCAAGGCCAGCACGGCGCTGACAAGCGCCAGGGCCCAGGCCGTGGGCAGCGAGGGCTACATCTGGCGCACCGCGCGCGACGGCAAGACTAGACCCAGCCACGCGGCCATGGAGGGCAAGTTCGTTCGCTGGGACAGCCCGCCAACGCTCGACGGCATGACCGGCCACGCCGGCGAGTTCCCAAATTGCCGCTGCTACCCCGAGCCCGTGGTCTCCGATTCCGCCGGCGAGGCCGTCCAGAGCCCGATCCCCACGCGGGAGGACGAGGAGAAGAGCGGCGAGCACAAGCTGCGCAGCCAGTGGGAGCGCCAGGCGGTCAGCATGGTGGTGCCGTTCGAGCCGCACAAGCCCATGCCCAACGCGGAGCGCGCGTTCATCCCGGAGGGCAAGCTGGAGACCTATGTGCTCGACCCGGCGCACAAGAAGGGCGGCCCCAAGGCCAGGGTCATGAACTCCGCCCTCGGGCTCACCAAGCGCGACGCCGATCTCCTGGCGCGGCAGCTCCTGGCGCAGCTTCCCGGCACGCCGGCGATGCGGCACGCGACGCGCCCCATCACCGAGCACGGCGAGACCTTCAGCGTGGTCATGCCCGTCACGGGCACGAACGGGCAGGTCTTGCCAGTGCGGTCGAACTGGATATATGACACGATTAATGGCGCACGAAGCACTCGTCCGAGGCTCGTGACCGCCTGGGTGGACATATGAGCGCGATACACGAGGGAGACAGCGTGCGCCTGCTGGGCGCGTACAGGTACGGGGACATGCCCGACCAATGGCTGCCTGCGGGGGAAACCGGCAGGGTCGTGGACGTGCACGGCCAGGGCCAGGGCCTCGCCGTGGAGTTCACCCTGCGCGCGCCTGTCTTCGGTCCCTCGGGCCAGGTGCTCGACTACGGCAAGTTCGAGCTGGGCTACTTCGGCATTGGCCAGGTGACGCCCGCGAGCTGATTTCGCCCCAGGCGCGAGAGCGGCCCCACCCACGGCCAATGAGCCGCCGAGGGGGCGTGCCGAGCGGCAGAGGGCGTTTCCAAACGTTTTTAAACGCGCTTCCGTAGTGGCCCGAACCGGCCGCCGCACCCCTCAAGACACACTCCTCACGATCATCCCTCTGCCCAAGTCTTAACGCGGGTTACAAGACCCGTCCCGAGCGCCCCTGTATCCAGGGGCCCATGCGCTACCAGATCGCTTCCCAACTCTCCGAGCATATCGCCGAGACGCCCGAGGGCTATCTGCTCTGCCTCGGCGTGCCTGTCGCACGCACGGGCGAGCTTGAGTACGCCCCGGATGTGGTGCCCATTGAGGCGCGCGGAGACGGCCCGGTTCTCATCATGCGTGAGCCGGAGGATGTGTTCGCCCCCGAGGCCATCGCCTCGTTCGAGGGCAAACCGACAACCGTCGACCATCCTGAAGAGGACGTGACCCCCAAGAACTGGTCTGAGCTGGCCGTTGGCCATGCGCAGAACCTGCGCCGCGGGGAGGGAGTCCAAGCCGACCTGCTGCTTGCCGATCTGCTCATCTCCGACAAGGAGGCCATCGACCTGGTCCGCGGGGGCCTGCGCGAGATCTCGTGCGGGTACGACGCGGACTACGAAGAGGAAGCGCCCGGCAGGGGCAGGCAGCGGAACATCCGGGGCAACCACATCGCCCTGGTTCGCCGGGGCCGTTGTGGTCCGCGCTGCAAGATCAACGACAACCGCGAGGACAACATGAAGAAACCCAGTTTCAAGGACCAGCTCGCCGCGTTCAAAAAGAGCCTCCTCAAGGCCGTGGACGGCCTTTCCGAGGAAGGGCCGGACAAGAAGCCCGAAGGGGAAGGCAAAAAGCCCGAGGAGGGCCAGGAGGCCGCGCCCGTCAAGGATGACGCCACCGAGGAGCGCCTGGCCGCCCTGGAATCCAAGATGGAGGAGATCAGCATCGCGCTGCGCCAGCTCGCCGGCTCCGAAGGAAGCGAGACGTCGCAGGACGGGGAAGACCCCGACGGCGAAGAGGGAGCCGGAACCTCCGACGAGGAGCAGGATCCGGAGCAGCCCACCGGCGACGGAGAAAAGCCGTGCGGCAAGACCGGCGACGGCGTCCGCGCCAAGGCCCGCGACGCCCGCGCCCGCACCGTGGACGCGGACACCAAGGC